TTATTTTAATAGGCCTTCGATCTTCGCCTTTGTCTTCGGCCCATAGATGCCGTCAGCAGACAGGCCATACATGGACTGGAATCGTTTGACCGCATTCGCTGTTTTCGGGCCATATGCGCCGTCTATTCCGAAATTCTTTGCACTTTTATCCGGGTAATAATGAAGAGCCGCCAGCGCTGTCTGAATCCGTTTTACGGCCTCCCCTCGGGTCAATGGGCTTGTGACTTTAAAAGTACCCGCAGGCAGGCTGAATTTCGATTTTTGAGTGGATTTAGGCTTTGACGATGTTGCTTTCTTCTTGCCGCCGCTTTTCAGCTCGTTATCGCTTTTGATATAGGAGACATTCACATATCCGTGGAATGTCTGGCCTTTTGAATTGGTGTATTCAACATATCCCCATCCGTTGACAGTTGATCCAAGCTGATATTTTACAACCGTACCATTCGGCAGGTTAAGCACCATGGAAGAAGAGGCGCTCCGTTGTGTACGTAGAACAAGGCCATCACTTGAAACCACCGTGTTTTTGATGAAACGGCCTTTATTCGAATCGGTGTTGGTTTTTGATTTGTTGTTAGTTGGTTTGTTAATTACTACCCCACCTAATCGCGCTTTTACTCCATTCTTGAAATCAGTAAACCCTTGTGATCTGCTTACCCATGGGGCCGGACAGATTTTGTGTGTAATGTCATAGTGCCGCACGATGTCATTGATCGGATCAAGTTTAAACTTCTTGCATAGCTCAGCGCAGACTTGTTCTGCACGGGCAATGGTATCCGGATGGAAAGTGCCGTTCTTTTCAATGCAAAGCTCCACGCCGATAGATAAGAAATTCGCATTCGGCTTCAGCGCCGCGACACCCCGGTAAGGCTGCCCGTTAACAATCTGTTGGACATCATTCGCATGATAAGCCACCTCATTCAACGGAATGATACAAATAGCCTCTGTACGATCGACAAAGATATGTGCAGAGGCAAACGTCTGTTTCTTCTCAGACAGATTTCTGTTCTGTGCGGGGAGCGTTTGACCAAAGTATCTATAATGATTGGCAGCGGGCGCGCCGGGGTTTGCCGTGTAATGGACCACCAGTTTCTTCACGCCGTTGTTTTTGATTCCCGGCCGCGTCCATTTGTTAATATCAATATATTGGTTTCTGTATGCTGACATAAAAATCTCTCCCATTCTGTTTTTGGATTCAAAAAAAGCAGCCGGGCAGCCGGTTTAACCTGCTGCCTGATCGTCTTTTTCTGTTTTCTGATCGTTGTCGCTTTCAATTACATGGAGCCGGTCAGTGATGACGGCCGGAATTTTAACGCCGATCTGTGCCAAGTTTTCCGTGATGGACAGGCCCTCATTTGCGATATAAAAAAGAACGGTTCCAAAGGTCAGAACACCGTTCAAATTTGTTATCGTATCAATAATGTTTGCGACTATGACCACCATAAAACTGAGCATCTTCCGGACATATCCGAACCACGCGCTGCGGCTCCGGAGCTGCTTCATTTTCCACGCTTTGATAATGCCGGTGATGACATCCAAAATGCTGAGGATCAGAAGTAAGTCAAGGTATTTCACCTCCCCGAAAAGATATGTTCTTGCGATCTGTAAGCTTTCAAAATTCATCCACACATGTATTCCCTCCAATTGTTATCACCTCCTTCGAGGCAAAATAAAAAACGCTTATTCAGCGTTCGAGGTGTAATCCTTCCCGGTAATCTCTTTAAATTGATCAGCTGTTATCCATTCAATTTCCACATAGGTTCTTATATCGGCGTCCGTATAACACTTCCAATCATAGAACTGCTTAATGTCTGCAAACTCGGGATATGAAGCCACTCTATTTCCCCTCCTTCAATTCACTGACCTGTTTTTGCAGCTGGGCGATTAACAAAGCCGTATCTGCCTCCCGTTGTCGCCGCTGGGCGTTTTCTTTTTCTGCAGCAGCAACTTGGAGCGATAATTTTGCGTTTTGCACCTTTAAAAGATCAATAGGCAAAGGCTCCCTTTCTTGTTCGGCTTGACGATGGATTGCCTCAATCTCTTCCTGTGAGGCTGCCTCCGTCCATTTTTGCTCTTCGGGTTGAAACATGGCTTTGAAAAAAGGCGGGGGCTGTACCGTTGTACAATTCTCAGGGATTGTATAGTTACCTTCTTCGTCTGGCTCAATTCGAACAGGTTTGGTCAAAATAAAATTTTCATCGTATTCATACACCTGAATCATGCTGTCCCTCCTTCCTGAAAGCCCACGACCACATCCAGATAGTAGCCTCCGCCCATCTTACCTGAGTCCGCCGGGTCCGGGTATTTTATTTTTAAATCCCCATTATCATAAATGATTAAATTGGCCGTGCCGCCTGTACCACTTAACGGCACTGTTATAACGGAACCGCCAGCAGGTGCGTATTCCGCGGGGATGGAGCCGAATATGATTTCGGCGTCTGTTTTCACATGCCCTCGTAAGATTAAAAATGCCCCCCACTTTGCGTACATCGGTGTCCGCGTCCCTGCGGCGGCCCCGTTCTTCAGCATGATGTTTGCATAGGTGGCGGCCCCGTTCCATGTCTTCCGCTCAGTTGCCGAGATATGCCGTTCTTGATTGTAGTTGTGGGCCTTAAACTGCCGGGTCATGTCATCCCAATAAGCTTGGTCTTCAGCTGTAACGTGAATGTCCGTGTTACTTGCATGGATATTGACTTTATCCTGTGCTCCGTCTTCTGTTTCCTTGCTATCCCAAGCTTTCCGATCAGCTGCAGAAACATGTATAACGGCATCGTTCGCATGGGCGTTTACTTTATCTTGCGCGCCGGAAGGGGTTTCCTTGGCATTCCACGTTTTCCTCTCGGCGGCCGTGATGTGTTTCACGTTATCTTTTGCATGTTCGTCCGTGTAAGACTTGGCGTTTTTCTCTGCAGCATCCGCCTTTTGCTGTGCTCCCTCTTTCGTTTCAATGGCTTCCAAGTCAGCAAATTTCTTTCTTAATTCCTCGACAGTTTGGCTGATTTCTTGGACGATGTGGTTTATCCCGTCTTTCAGCGTTTCAAAATCATCAATGTAATACTCAGCCGTCGGGACAATATTTTGGTCCTCTAACGTTTTGTCGATAGAAAAAGTAAAAAATGAAGTCGCCAGAGCCTGCCCATTCGCGTAATACAACTTGATCTCAGCTTTAACTGTTCCGTAATGTTTTAGCTCTGCATCTGAAAGGACATATTCCGCCTTTCCATTCACCTTATCGGTGAGGATGAGGCTTTTTTTGTAAAACGATCCGTCAGCATACAGAAGAACAATTTTTGCATCTACTGCTGACAGAGGCAACGGTACACCATCCTTTGTAAAAGAAAAAGACAGCTTTGCGCTGCCCGTGTCTTGCGTCATGAATTGGATGCTCGTGGTTCGCCCGTTTGTCCGGTTCGCGTTTATATCAAATGCGACGCCCCCTGTTTTGTACATTCCCTTTCCTCCTTAGTGCTGTGGCGTAACGATCATTTGAGCTACACCATATCCTTTTTCCGCATCATACGGAGACTTGATTCTCATAACAGTTCCATAGCCTCCGCTTTCTGCTTTAGTCGCGATGCCGCCAATTGCTGATACGCTATCCCCTACGGACACTGTTTCGTCAATCCTGACAAAGACTTGGCCGATCAGGCCGATGACATGCCATTCGTCACGAGAGTCACGCGGCACATATTCGAGAGAAGGGTCGTAGTCTGGATTAAGTTTAGGGATGCGGATTTCTTCGCCGCCATGGAAAACTGTTTCGTAAACTGTGCCCCCGAATTCGTTTCTTACGTACTGATCGTTCCAATAAAACGCAGCACCGCCGAGCACCAGGCCCGCAGTTTCGGAAACAACTCCGAGAATCTTGTCCCCTTTTTCCGCTTTTCGAATCTTTTCTCCTTCTAGCGCAACGAGATAACTAGAATCAATTTTTTTGCCGTCAGCAGACTCAAAATATTCCGCGAAGTCTTTGAAATCTGAGACGCTCTCTACCCGCCCCGTGCCGCGGATATGTCCGCCTGACGAATCAAGTTCCCATCTCGTATTTTTTGTTGAGGCACTTCCCGTCCCATAACCGCCTCTAACGCTGTATCTGTTATCGTTGATAACTCCCTGAGATGCAAGAATAGCCCTTGAGTTACCGTCACCTTTTGTATGGCAGTTATTGACGGCTATTAGCGCTTGACGTGACCCCTCGGTTGTTGAGCCGCCCCGAACCCCCAGCAGGACATTGGCGGGGCCTTTGGCGATGTTGTCGCCTGTGCCGCCCAAAATGGCACTTGCTTCATGCAAGGCAGATCCGGAAGTATTGCCGCCCATAAAACCGCCTTTTACTCTTGTCGGGATCGTACTGTATTCCCTCCCGGCCAGTTTAGCTGGAAGCTTATACCCCGTTGCTTCTACGCCTACAATGGTTGTTTGGTTGTTGGGTGATAGAATTCCGATTGAACCGTTATTGCCAATCATTGTCCCATTCATAACATTTGAGTGATACACACCGCCGCCCAGCTCAATCCCAACGGGCGCAGAATCGAAAATATCGAAATTGGAGATTTTCACAAAATCAGCCTTTTGCGCCCCGCCAATGACTCGTATATCATTGGATGCTTTCTTGAAGCCTTTCATTTTTATGCCATTCACCGTGATGTATCTGCAGCGATACTGAAAGGCAACGGCCGGCTGATCTTTATAATCATAATTAGGATCACCGATCGCAGTGAAATTGACAATTTGCACATTTTTATAGGCCGAAACAACAAGCGCGCGAGGGGTAACACCGGTATACAGATCGTTATAAACGGGTTCAATCGCTGTACAGTCTGTTAAAGTGACGTTAAATGCTGTGGTGCTTTCCTGATCCTCTGCTTTGTGGTGCCCGATATGACGCAAATCATAAGAACGGACGTCACGAAAAGAAACGTGTCCGATAATATGGACGTTTTGAGAGGCCGGCCATTCTTTATGGGCTTTGACTTCAACGCCGCGTATATTCCCTTCTGTGTAATTATTGAGCAACCACACATTTTTAGAACCGTCATCAACTTCAATACCGTTTGAATTAGCCTGCCCCGCCGCGTGTGCGATGCCTGTCGGGTTGGTGCAATGGCAGTTAGAAATAAAAATGTATTCGCTGTAATGGGTCGTGATGCCGTCATCCCCATACCCTGTACTGACACAGCTGTCTATCCATACATACTTACACCCGTCTTTTGTATAGTCAGTATCCGGTAAATGGTCATAGGTAGGCGCTGTTATATCAATCCCATGCAGGGCCGGATTGATCGTTTCAATGTTTTTGATCCACAGAAATTTTGTGTTTGCAAAAGCAACACATGAGGAATGCTGTCCACCTGTCGCCTTTAAACCGCCCTGCCGTGTTTGGTTCCAGTCGGTTGAAAATCCTTCAAGGTGAATGTTTCGATTCCCTTTTTCATAGTCTGCATTCGTAATGACCCATTCTGAAGCCGGTGTCTCATCATTCAAAACCAAGAATGTAACGCCGATTCCCTGGCCGACCAGACGAACCCAGGAAGGGATTTTTAAGCCTCGAACGACATACATGCCAGCTGACATGTTCACCTCGACTTTTCCTTTTCCAAATGCTTTTTTAAATGCTTCGGTGCTGTCCGTTGCCCCTGTCGGATCGGCTCCGAAGTCATCCACATTGACAACTCTCTTTATTTTTTTGTTGAGCCTATTAAACTCTAAATCTAATCGGTCCTTCACCGTGGCAGCAATCTCTCCGTCAGTCGTCACCCGGGCGTCGACGACTTCTTTTACATCGCTTCCGTCATGATTGACAATTAAATTTGTGATTCTCGCAAAAAGGTTGGTGAGCCGGTTTGAAACAGAAAAGCCGCCATGATCGACCTGTGCCGATGTATGGGCGACTTCCGCGTTTTTGTGTGCTAATAATTTGTCATTGTTTTCATTTATGGCCGATTCTGCAAGCCTTGCATTTTCATTTAATGTGCTGACAAAGCGAGATGCAGGGTCGATCGTATGGTTTTTATTGAGTGAAACCATTTTTTTCATTCCTCCATTAATCCATTAATCAGGACAGTTAGTTGTGCATGGTCCGGTACTGCTGAGGGGTTTATTTGCTCCCCATTCTGATAAAACGACACCCCGAATTGATCCGCCGTATCTCCCTCATAATCTACAGAAACGGCAATGCCCTTCTGCTTTAATAATGCTGACGTTTCAGAAGAGGCATATTTCACCTGAATTTCATCATTACAATAAAGAAGAAGCTTTTTCCCTACTACGGAGACAGAAGCACCAGCAGAAACAGCCCATTTGCCGCTCTCAAATTGAAGAGCATACGGGAATGTTTGCGGGTATTTACTTGTTTGGCTATTTGCAATTGCCTGCTGAAGCTCGCTTTTCATTGCTGAAATTTGAGCTTCATAATTGCTTTGTATGGCCTTGATAGATCGCTCTGTTTGCCTTGCCCTTTTCTTCTCTTCGGCCATGCGATCTTCCGGGGTTTTCTTCCCTCCATCAATGGTTAAGGTGGGCGCCTGAGTTAAATTTCTCGGATTGTAAGTAACCGCAGTAATTCGGATTGTATCTTCAAAAGTCACGCCATTTAATGCTGTTTCCGCATACACATTGATAGAATCGCCTTTCGAAACAGGTTCCTCGATGTCTATCAACTCGAAAACCTCATGGTAATCAACGGAATGACTGATTTCAGAAAAGGGGTTAACCTTTGTTTTTAATACTTCCAGCATGTCCGACTCTTTTGTGATTGTGTCGTCCGAATAGTCCGGCGCCCAAGACGGTTGCCCCTCTACCAAATACTCGTTTTCTTTGGGATGAATATAAATGACAGGCGGGAAAACATATTCTTCATTCTCGTTCTTAAAGGATCTGAAAATGTCCAATATATTTCCCTGTAATAGATACATAACCGGGGCCGCTCCTTTTGCGCCTTTCGTGTTTGGGTTTTTGCTGTCTTTCCCTTTGAAGGTGGCAACCACTTTATGCTGCTTTGAATCCAGTCCGCGAACCACTTCAAACGTTTTTTCGATGGGATCTGAATTTTGATAAGCTGAGATGGTTTTTGTTTGGTCTCCGTCAATTTTAAATTCCCATTTGCCGCCGAGCTTGGAAACAAGCGTTTTGAAAGCAAATCCGGTTCCTGTAAATGAAAAAGCGAATGTAGCACCAATTTTCTTGGTTACATCCGCCTTTAAAGAAGCGTCAAACGACCATTCCCCGGTTTTTGTCTCATAGGAGATGGACTCATCACCCTTTATGTCTTTTTCTTCCTTCTTTTTCCCATAACCTTTAATACGGGTATATGTGTTATCTTCTGAGGTTGTGATCTGTAACGAAGTCAAATTTACACCGGAATGTAACTTCTTCTTGAGCTGTGAACCCATCTTCTTGTAAACGTAAATATGAGTGTTATTAACGTCCAGCTCAATTTTATATGTGGTGATAATATCGGTCATCAATTCTAATGAATACTTATTCCCAAAATTATCAAGCTTTTGAGCCGGGATGCTTTGAGCGTCAGGCTTAATTTCAAAAGTAAACCCACTTCCCTTTAGTGCAAACGTTAAGGCATCTTGTAAAAACTTTTTTCCGGATATTACTTCGCTCCTGTAGTGACGCCCGAGACGAAAAACATAAATGTGGGTTGCTGTTACACTTTTGTTCAGCTGTTCGCCTGACTGACTCAGGGTAGGAGAATTGATAAAGTAGCGCTGCTTTTTATGCTTTATCTCGTCAATGACAATGAAATTTCTCCCCACAATTGCATTGAAGGGAATCACGTTGTTTTCTAATAGCTGCAGAGAAAACGATAAATCTTTTGTTCCGTCTATTCGGTCCGTTATTAACGGGTCAGCGTCCGTTATTTCATATGACATATTTGTCAGCCTGTCCATGACATACATTTCATTCAAAACGCATCATCCTTACTTGTAATAAAAATGCATGATAAATTTAATTTCACTGTATGTGGCTCCGATGATTCTTATTTTATTTTTCCCGGGCTGTAACGGAGGGAAGCACGCTCCCTTTGTGCCGATGATAGTAGAGCCTTTCAACGTGTAATGTTTAAGGATCGTCAGCTTGTTTTTCTTTGACTGACTGCCGATTATTGTATAGCTGTCCCCGGTCGTTTCATTCACAATCTGAATGTCTTTCCCCTCCAGATACATTTCCACGTTATAGGAATGATCAATTGGAGATATGTCAGCATCCCCCAAGTTATACACCTCAAATTGATCTTTATTTTTGAAGGAATACACAGGGTTATCGGTTTCTCCTATCATGTTAAGGCTCCATCTTTCCCCAGCTTTAACCGGCTGTGACGTATCATACAGAGATTCCGCTAAACCTTGAATGTCAGTAAGGGTTATGTCCTGCTCTTTACATGTGCGAGAACCATCCTGCTCAACGAAAAAATCTTCTTGCCCAATGACCAGCCATCTTTTATTCGGCTGATACGTATATCCGATATAGAAAGGATCTTTTCTAGTGAACAACCGATATAAGTCATCCCTAATGAGATGAAAATGTTGTGAATTACGGGCCTCGATATATAGTTTGATCAGAATTTTTCGTTCAGTAAAACGCCCTTTATTCTTGATCTTTGGCATCAATAGCCCATTTCTTAAAGGGTGGGTAAACGTTGTGTTCCACTCGTATTTTGGCGCTGCGGGTCTAAATGAAAGAAGCGAGACACCCTCAAGGCGCTCGCTTAACAATGAACCGTCACTTAATATCAAATCTAATTCTTTCATAGAATCAATTAACTCCTTGTAAAAGCAATTTCTGACTGAGAATTTTTTCCGATCTTTCCCCGACCGCCTGCCCTAGTTTGTCCACGTCCACGACCGCGGTAATGCCGTTTTGAACAGACGTAACAATGGTCTTTAGAAAGCTGTTTTGTTCCTGCAACAATGCAATTTGTTTGTCTTGCCGCTGCGTGATTGGCTCGATTGAAGGAAGCTGCGGAAGACTCGAAGCAGAAACCCCCAACTCCTGGCCTGCCCTCGCCCATATCCCAATACTGCGCTCCCTATATTTCGGGTCAGTCGTGATAATGTGCTCGTCATATCCCCGTTCATTAAGAGCAGCAAGCTTCATACCGCCTGTCCCCGGAGATGTGCCGCCTGATTCATAACCAACATACGGGCCGCCGCGTGCCATTGAAACAAGCCCGGGATGGTTCATGATTCCGCCGTATCTACTTTTCAAATAGTTGATAGACGCAAGAATTTGATCAATAGGGTTTTTGATATTTCCATGCCCCGGTTCTTTATGGGCATTAAAGGTACTTGGGATGAACTGCATTAACCCTTGTGATGGGTGGCCTGCTTTCCAGTTCGAATCCCATCTATTTACGACATTGGGATTTCCGCCCGACTCCTTCATTGCTATGGTTTCCAATGCGCCAGCATATTGAGCGCCGAGGCCCTTAATCGCTAACGCTTGAGCAACCCACTTTTTGACGGCAGCAGAACCGCCACCACCAGTAAAAAATGAGCCGACGGAACCCATGAGGCTGTCAACACCTTTTCGCGCAAGGGAACCAATGGCTTTCAATGGGCTTCCGCTGTTCTTGGTGAACCAGCTCGGGATCATTTGATCAGAAATGCCAAACATACCAGATGCTTTATTCCACAAAAACTTTGATCCTTTAATGATCCAATCAAAATACTTACCAACGCCGCCCTCATAACCCGGAAAACCGTAAGTCTTTAACAAGCGTTCTGTATGCTGATTGGGAAGGACAGAAGAACCCGGCCGGAGGTTTCGCAATTCCGGACCGTTATCGCCTGATAAGTACGTGCCCACACCTGGCTCATGAATCAATTCACGGCCTTTTTCACTTGTAATTGCAAGGCCGCCTGGATGACCGCTTGATGGTGTCCCTTTTGCGTACGCTCCTTTTTGAGCGCCGCCCAATGACCGGCCCGCCGTTTTAGGTGCAGATTCTTTGGGCTTGGACTTTTTTTCTCCACCAGAAAAAAGATTTTTGATCCAGTCCCATGCGCTTCCTACTTTATCCATCATTTTATCCCAGCCAGTCTTAACAGCGCCGGTTTCGGTGTCAATCTCGTCAGCGTGTTCACCCGCTTGTTTTTTTGCTTCTGCAACGACTTTTTTGTGCATTTTTTCGGCTTGGGCGACGGAATCTCTCTTCTGCCGCTTGGCTTCTTTAATCATTTTATCAGCCTGTTCTTTACTGATAGAGCCGGTGACGTCCCTTTCATATTCAATTGCTTTTTTTGTCTCGTTGTACTTCTTTTTTGCCTCTTTCACGGAGCCGTCACGGGCTTTTATGCTGTTTTTGATTGTGTCAGCAGCTTGCCGGGCTGTGATATTTGCAGATTCGTTTTTAAGCCGGCCCAGGATCATTTTCTGTTCAGCCTCATTTTTACTCATTGTTTTTACGGCCGTGTTCATCATATTCTTTTGAATCGAATTGATTTTTTCTTGTTCTCCCTTGGTCAAAGAACGTTTCTCATTACTTGCCTTGGTCAAAATAGCTTTGATCTGATTCTGTGAATCGCTGACTTTTTTCGTTTGGTCATCCTGTTTCTTTTTCACGTTATCCAGAATGGCCTGCTGTTCTTTGTTGCTCAAGGTTTTACTGCTGGCAAGAAATTTACTCAGCGATTGATAGCTTTCGTTCCCTTTGGTCTGAATGCTGCTTTTTATCTTATCTCCCATATCGCTAAAATTTTTGGCGATACTGGCCGCGGCTTCTTTCGATACTTTTTGTCCTGACCAATTCAGCAAGTTTAGCTGTTCAGTCGCTTTATCGTTCAAGTTTTTATAACCGAGAACGGCTTTAGTGGTCGATTCAGATACTTTGTTTCCGAAACTGTCCAGCTCCGGGATCTGCTCTTCTTTCAAGTGCTTATACAATTTATATCCGCCTTCAGCGAGTAATGAAACCCCGGTTATCGCAAGACCAACGGGGCCACCCAGCGCACTGAACCCAAGGCGGGCCACTCCCGCAATTCTTGCCACACTGCCGAAGTTTTTCACAAGGCCCAGCGCCTTACCTCCTAAACTGGCAAATCGGCCTGTCGTCTGTGCTGCGCCCGTTCCCAATGTGGATGCAGCCGATCCAGCCTTTAACGCGTTTCCGCCAAAGCTTAAAAGTGACTTTCCGCCTTTTAAGATTTCAGGCAAAAACATGGTTGCTATGCCTAATACACTGCCCCATTTTCCGCCGAACATTGTCATTGCGCCGCCCGCTACGGTTGAGGCTCCGCGTAAAGCACCTAAGCCCTTGGTATTACGAGTAACGGCTGTGTTGGTTTTGGCGAGGCTTACGGATGCCGCAGCATTGGCCGCAGCAAGTTGAGCCGTGGAAGTGCGTGTCAGAGCTGCTTCTGCACGGTATCGACCGAATGCAGCCGTACCTCTCCCGATGGCTCCGACTACTTTTCCAACACTTGAGACAACCGCCCCCAATGCAATTACAACCGGGGGAAATGCGGCCGCCACCAGTCCAGCAATGACCACAGTATTCTGCATGGATGGTGAAAGGTTATGAAACCATTCTGTAAAATCGCCAATTACTTCACCGGTTTTCTTCAAGGCCGGCTCCAGTTTGTCCATCAGAATTTCCCCAACCGGTATAAGGTTGGTTTGCAGTTCCCGGAAAGCTTTTACGGCCCGATCACTCAGGTTATCTCGGAGGGATTCCCCTGCCTTTTTCGTTGCTCCCTCTACGTCAGAGAAACTATTTTTGACGTTCGCAAGCGCTGAAACACCTTTTTGTCCTAAATCTTCAAACTGCGTCCCCATAATGGCCTGACCAGCCTGATACGCTTTGCTTTTGTTGGACATACCGTCAATATCTTTCATGATGGCGGTGAATACTTGATCTCCGCCTTTACCAGTCTTTTTAAACTCGGCATACAGGTTTTGCGTATGTTTTGATAACGTCTTTATCGCGTCGCCTGCGCTGCCGTCTGACAAACGGATGTTCATCTCTTTGACCAGGTCACCGACTTTATCAAGTTGGAAGGCTCCGGTTTCCGCCCCTGCCTCGAAAATAGAAAACATCTGCTCGACGGAAAAGCCCGCTGCTGAGAATTGATTGGAATACTCGTTAATAGAATCCAAAAACTCTCCGGAATAGTCCAGGCCTTTTTGAAAGCCGGACGTAATCATATCCATAGATTGATCAACGGAAAGATTTTTAAAAGAGTTTTGCATAGCATTAATTGATTTCGTGATGTCGTTTCCCTCTTGATCAAATGATTCCGCGATCGTCATTGTGTCTTTGGTGACTTTTTCGACCGTCTCGGCCGACGCGTCGCCGAGGGATTTAATGTTTCGTCGAACAATACTGATAACACTCGTAGCCTCGCCGACGTTCTCCCCGAAACCCTCTTTCCAAATGTTTGTGCCCGCCTTCGTTAATTTCTCGGCTTCTTCTTTGGTGAGGCCCATTTGTGCCTGTATGGTTCCCTGCGCTTTTTTTACGTCGTTCGCCGACTTAATTGCCATAACTCCAAGGGCAGCCACCGGAGCCGTAATCCCGGCAAAACCAACGGTTCCAACAGTTTTTATTTTGCTGCCAGTTGATTGTATGCGTTCGCCATACTCCTGCAAACTCTTACCTGCTTTAGTCCATGCTGAATTATTAGTGTTTATCTCTAAAGTGGTGGAGCGTAAAGCGCGATCAAGTTGATTGTAATGAGTGATTTCGTTGTTAATCACTCGCGCAAGTTGTAGGGCCTCTTTAGAATTCTCGCTCTTTTCTTTTGTTAATTCTTCATACTTTTTCTTTAACTGTTCGACTTTGCTTCCTTGCAATTCATAGAGCTGGGAAAGGTCTTCTTGCTTGCGCCTGAGTTTATCCGACTCATCACCAAAGGCTCCAAGTTGGGAAGCTGTAGCTTTCATGCTGCTTCTGACGAGCGCCATTTTCTCGGCCACGTTTTCAATGCCCGCAGATGTGCCGCCGTCATCAAAACCTAAACGCATAATCATATTTGTTACTTCACTGGCTGCCACGGCTTCCCCTCCTTAGAATACTTTGTCTATTGGCACATATTTCGGCTTCGCTTCTTCTTTCTTTTCTTCGCTTTCCATTTCCGGCGCATGATTAAGAAGCTCAATATAAAAAGGATAGTCAGTGTCATCAATTTGAGACATAGACCATCCTTGATGCATTAACTGCAAATAAAGTGTTTTAATCTTGCCGTATGCTTGTTCCAGCGTAACTCCCTTTACTGGCTTTGAGCTTGCTCCTTCATCAGTTTTTCGACTAACTTTCCCAGATCATTTTCTTCTTTCCTTGCCTCCAGTTCTTCCTTTGTCGGGTAGCCCAATAGGGCAACACCGATGATATTGTACATGACATCGTGGTAATCAATTGCGTTTAGACCCTCTTCAAGCTGCTTTTTGGTGAATTGCTTCCCAAATACTTCCCATATAAGGTTGAGCTGCCGCGATTCAATTTCCGTGGCTTCAGCATCTCCTTTTTGGGCATCCAGCTCAATTTCTAACGCCTTTCGTTTGTACTTTAACATCACAAATTCTTGGTGAAAAGTTCGGTCTTTCCCGTCTATTCTCAATGTGATCTCTAATGGCTTAGACATTACGCAGCACCTCCGCTTGTTTTAGTTGTGCTTACTTTGCTGGATGTTTCGCTTTCTACATTATCGAGTTGTTTCACATCAAATACTTCTTTAAAGAAGATATCACGGTATTTTTCATAGCCTTCTGTGCTGCTGTCACCGGTTATTTTAAAGACCTTATCGCTACGTTGAACAAAAGTCCCGTCGATTGTTTCTTTTTGCGGATCGGGTTTATCTTCTTTTGTTTTCCAGTCAGTAGACGGAATGGAAAAACGGCCTTTAACAAGCCACACATGACGGACATTCCCGTCTTCCTTTGTGCCGGTGAACCCTAGGGCAATGTAAGGAGGGACCGCATCTTGTCTCCACACAATAACCCCGTCAACCAACTTCTGGCCTGTTATAAATGCTAAAACATCTTGAGGGATTTCGGTTGTTTCAATTGTCACTTTTGTTTCCCCTGTAGATGAAAGGACAATAACAGGTCCGTTGTCTGCGTAAACAGTTGAAGAATCTGTATTTGTGTCCACCTTCGCCCCACAGGCAGGCGCAAATGGTTTTACCGGACCATAGGAAAAATCCTTTCCTTTCTCCGTCAATTCACTGTATACAAGATTCTCTAAACCTACCATAACTGTTGTCATATGTTATTCCTCCATTCTTATTATCTAAGTTCTCGCTGAAGCTCTCTTAAAACAGCTTGATTAATAGCGCTCTTTTTAGCTTTAAAGGCTTTGCTTCCAAATGGATTCCCGCTAACATAACGCCCATTTTTCGCAATGTACCCGTCATGGTTAAACTTTGCGCGCCAGGCTGTTTCTTTACCTGGCCCAATATCAAACGAAACCGCATCCGGATAGATGCGGTTCCTTTTAGGTGTTTGACGGACTTTTATGTCATCTTTCACGTGCACGTGATCAATGTTCGAAACATTCACTTCGTCTTTCATTGCTTTTGCAAGAATCTTGGCCCCAGCTCGCAGAGCTTTAGGTTGTGCTTTTTTTATGTCCTTTCCTGCTCGCTCCAACCGCGCAATTGCCTCGTCAATCCCTTGCATTTGTGCAGAAATTCGCATTAACTTACCCACACTTCATAAGTTCTTCGAAAGACTTGCTGAGCTTCAATAAACGTTTCACTTGGTTGGTAAGATAAATTTGCGTCTTCCAGCAGTTTTTCGATTAACTCTTCTTTTTCTAAGTCTTTTGAAACTGTGTAAAGCTCAATCTCTACAGCTCTAATCTTTTTAAATGCTTTGTTATCCGCGTAAAAACCAAAGGTTTCAGTTTCGAAGTACAGAATGTACGGCGGGGGTGGGGCCTGCTTTCCATCTGAAACTTTAAAATGGGAATAAGAAACTGGAATGCCTGTAGTTTTTAGCCTCTTATGAAGTTCACTTAAAGAGATGCTGTTAGCCACGCGCCTTCACCTCGCAATATAATTCAACTCGTTCATTTGCTTTCTCATACACACGATAAACATGATAAATTTTATCGTTATAACGTACTTTCGTTTCGTCTTGATAATCCAGTGTAGACACTTCAAACATATGAGCCGCTTTTATTCCGCTTATGCCGGCTTGAAAAAATTCATTTTGCGGTATGCTCTTTCTGTCACAGAAAACCTGCCGAGGCACTTCTTTGTCTATTTCCTGACCCAGATCATCTTCACCGAGATTAACAACGCCTACCAGCTCTATTACGTCGCTATACATTGTAATCACTCGCTAACGCTAAATGATTCTTTAACATGTCATATGACCGCTGATATTTCTCAGAATCAACGTTTGATAGGCCAAAATTCGCCTTACAATAAGTGATAACGGCCCTCTTAATCAAAGGGTCTTCTTCACTTTCGGCTTTAGAAGCAGAAACGCCCGACTGAACTAAATCCTGTCGGGCTGCTGCTACCAGCTCATGAATCTCATCATCCAAAAAGCTATGTGTTATTCTTAGTGACCGTTTGACAGATTCAAACATCACTTGCTGCCTTTTTTGCCTTTCGTCTTGGTTTCCTTTTGGTCTTTGTTTTCTGTTTGTTTCTGTTCAGCAGCTTCTTCTGTTACGGGCTGTTCAAGCCTTCCTTTTGAAATTAAAAAGGCGATTCTCTCTGCGTCATCACTCTGGAAAGTATCGCCTTTTTCGTAACGCTTTTTGGTTGTTTTATCCCGGAAAGGGACAATGACCTTATACATCGTTTAAGCCCCCTTTTCTTTATTTATTAGACTTCATCTGTCAGGATTGCAAATGCTTTTTCGTCAATGACGCCGCCGTCAACAATTGCATACCCGACATATTCGACTTTTCGTTTTTTCGCGTGCTCATCTGTAACAATAGAAATGTCTTGGTTAACATTTGCTTTGTACCCCTGTCCAAGATTGGCAAGCAAAATTTCTCCCTCATCAATTGACGCATCTACTTTGACAGTTCGGCCAAAAATGCGGCCTACCCCGCCAGCCGTAACATCAGCGACAAATAAAGGCCGGCCCATTTGATCAACCAAATTCGCTAAAACATTCCACACTGTATTGTTGTCAGCATAAAATGTCACGCCATTTGCATATTTAGAATGGATTTTAGACATTGCCGCAGTCAAGTTTTCATATTTGAGAGATGTATAAGTTTCTATTTGTGGCTTCTCGGCCTGGGCAGCAAGTGCCGTCCGAATTCCTTGCGGCTCAGGCTTGAATGTTTCAGTTCCGCTTGGTTTGCCCTTTCCGCTATATACTGCGTATGAAAGCGCCTGTCCCAATAATGTAGCAAGTTGTTCTTGAACATACGGTACAAGGTCCTCGACGGCCATCGCACGCAGCTTCCAAGAAAGGCTCACAGAGCGAGAAAGCTCGCATCCAGTTAAATTTAATTCTCCGAATTGTAATTCTGTATCTTCTGTTTCCGTTGCCTCGTCATACCAATCTTTTGTATTTGTGGCTCCAAGTCCTTTAGTATAAGATAGGTTCCCTTTGATTCTTGTTGTCGTCACATCGTCCCATAATGGATGATCTTCTTCGATTTGCTTCCAAATACCCGCCGCAACCGTGTCAGGAATTAAAATCCCTGTGTTTTCAGTCGTGTGTGTGAAAGCTGCCTGAAATTCATTATTTACTTTGTCAAAAACTTCGCGTTCTTGTTCATTTAGCTTGTCGCCGCGTAAATCCTTCGCCCAGGCGTTTAGATATTCTTTAGAAGCACTCAGCTTTTTTTCCGGTTGTGATCCTCCGAAAGATGCAACTGTTTGTCCGTTTTGCCTCCCGCTGTTAAGAGCCTCCGCGGATGATAAGAGGTTCGCTTGTGCAACTAAGGAGTGTGATTCATCATCCTTCATGAACATGATTTCTGCTTTAAGCTCATTTTTAAGATCATCTAATTCAGCTTTGATCTTCTCAGCATCATCATATTTCTTAGCCTTGACAAGCTCCTTTCCTTCTTTCTCTTTTGCTTCGATTTTCGCTTGAATCTTTTTGATTTTATCCATGTGGATTCCTCCCGTTATGATTTAAAATGAAAACATGTAATCTGCTGATCTATCTTCTGGCTTTTGGGTCGTTAATGCTTTTGGCGTATGCTTAAATTCTTTATACATGTCAGAAACACAAGCGACCGCAGCCACTTCGTCCGATACTCTTATATCAAAATATTGTGATGCCTCTTCGCCTGTAAGCCATGTTTCCTCGGTAAGCATCTGTCTTATTTGTTCCTCTGTGACGCCTTCTTTTGCATTTTCCATGTAAATGCTCATCATGCCTGATTCTACAGTGTCCAAAACATCTGCATGTGTCCTTAAATCATCAGCATTCCCGGCAACCGCAAACCATGGTTTGTGTACCATGTAATATGCATTCCTTGGGATATATGTCTCGTCTCCGGCAAGCGCAATAATAGAGGATATGGACGCAGCCAATCCATCAACATAGACCCTTTTATATCCTTGGTGACGCTTGATCATATTGTAAATAGCGATTCCCGCAAAAACCGAGCCGCCACCGCTGTTAATATAAATGTTCAATTCTTTCCCCTTGGCGTTATCTAAAAAGCTTTTAACGGCGTCGGGATATTGATCTGTATCATCCCAAGCCCCCCACCAGGAGGAAACAATGTCACCGTAGAAATACAAATCAGCGCTAGTTTCCGTCACGTTCTTCACTTGAAGGATCGTTTTCAAGTTTTCCTTTATCGTCTTCGTCACCTGTTTCACCTCCTTCACTTGTTCCCGCTCCAGTTTGTCTGTCATCTGTGACGGGTACAGTATCTAACCTGCGTACATATTCGTCGCCTCCCTCAATCGGCGGCATGTTGAATATTTTCAAAACGTCATTAGCGCAGAAGATTCCCCGATCAACCAGCTGCACAAGGTTAAGTTTTGTACTCATGGAAGCGTACTGAAGTGTTGTTGATTCAAATGTAATGGAGTTACCGAACCCTCTTTCTCTTCTTGAGAAGAGCTTACGGGTATATTCATTAGACATTTGCATCGCGAACGGCTCGATTTCAGCTTCATAATATGAGTTCCATTCGTCTTCACTGTACGTACTCATGATGATTTTTTCATTCGTACCAAAGAAAGCCTGTACACGTTTGACAGTGCCGGCTATTTGCTTGTCATCCGGTACGTAACTGTTATCCTTGACCTGTTCAGCGTCGTATTTCGCATCTGCCGCAGCCGCCCCGCCCATATCCGAATCAATTGACAAATACTGTTCTGTGAAGTCTTTTGTCTGCTGCTTCATATCTTCCGGCCTCAGTGAAGATTTGAATTTCAGCAGCCACTTTATCACTGCTGAATTCTTAACGGCCGAAACAATTCCTTGGTCAACCGTTGTTATGACTTCCATAAGAGGAAGCAGCGCATCCTTTGGATGATCCCCGAAAATATCATTGCCGTTAAAGTCGTTTCTCAAATGGATAATGTGTTGATAAGGTATCGTCTGCGTGTTTCCGTTCGTAAACCGAAACTTTAAGAATAAATTATTCCCGCTGTCCTCTACTGCCTCCACTGACGTACAAGGAATGGGCCACAATTCACTTAAAGTACCGTTATTAAACTTCATGTATATGAATGCATTATTATTGAGTTTGAGATGTGTGGCTATTTTCTCTTGCAGCATTTGCCCACTCATTAACGAGTTAGGTTCTTCTAACAAGAAACGAATATTAACATTCGGATTCACTTTAAAAACACCATTTTGTTTGTTGTCTAAGATATGTTTAGCAACCATTTTCCCGGCTGCTTTAGCGAAAGGCCGAATACAAGACCTTACTATATCCGACTTGTATAGGTTGCCGCCAAATGAGTAAAAGCCGTTTCCGCTATCGCTAATCATTTCAAGCCGATGTGTGATTTTTTGTTCTTTCTTAGGGAACATCCAATCAAATAGCCCCATGAATTCACTCTCACCTCCTTAAATCAAGTTCATGTAATCATTCCGCTTCTCTTGTAAAACAACATAAGCATTCAAAAGCGCCGCTGTTCCGTCAATTCTTCGGCGTTGGTTGTTTGTTTTGTCAGGCTGGATGTTTAAATTCTTATCAATGTCAATAGCTGTGTTGCTTAAACACCATTTATCTATTGGATTGTTATTGTAATTAACAATTTTATTTTCAAGATCGGCACCCAGCAGCTTCATTGGGCCGGACAATGTCTGTTTCCCTTGAGCTATCGGAATCATTGCATCCATACCAAAGAAACCCTGCATTTCCTCTACCCAATACTTTGCGGACCATCTGTCGTAACCGATCCACGGCAAATATATGTCATGATCATTTTGTATCTCGACAAACCACTCTGTGACATATTTATAGTGCACGCTGTTACCCGGGGTTGTTCTGAGGAGACCGTTTTCGTGCCATATATCATAGGGGATTTTATCCTCAGCAGCTCGTTTTTCCAGCAAATCTTCCGGCAGCCAGTACATTTGTTTAACGTAGATGTGCGGGTCTCCTGAAACCATAAAAATAACCTTGGCCGCGGTCAGGTCTGTCGTACTTGATAAGTCACATCCGCCTATGCCATACCTTGGTTTTAATGCTGTCAATTCAAACGTAGCAGGGTTATTTAACTGTTCAAATGTGAGCCACGCTTCTGTCGCTGTGTCTCTCACGTTAAAATCTTTGGTAAGCAGGTTTTTTACCAGTAATGGATTGGCTTTCGCTTTGTTCACTTTTGTTTTTAAAGCATCTAATTTTTTGATTGTTCCAAGCCCTGGATTGGGTTTTTTCCAGTTTCTTTCGTCCGTCCATTCCTCCCGCTTGTCCAACTCATAGATAATCGGTAAGAAACGATCGTCCTTATATCCGTCAGGATCGTCAATGCCGTTGAGCAGCATTTCAGCCTCGTCATATTTCATGTCATACACCGATTCCCTAATTGTCCCGGCTGTTGTGATCATGAGAATTAAAGGCTGTTCGCGCGATGTGGTTCCGTCAACGATAACGTCATAAAGATTTTTATGCTTCCAAGCATGAACTTCGTCAAGAGAAGCACCATGAACGTTTAGGCCGTCAAGCGTATCAGAATCAGATCCCACCGGTTTGAATGAACTTTCATTAAAATCTGCCGTTATCTCTTTCACAAGAGTTTTCATTCTTTTGGCTAATGCCGGCGACTTCTTAACCATTTTCTTTGCTTCCAGCCAAACAATTTTAGCTTGACTTTCTTTTGTCGCCACTGCATAAACCTCTGCGCCGCCCTCTCCGTCAGCAACTTGAAGATACAAACAAATCCCTGATGAAAGGGTTGACTTTCCGTTTTTCCGAGCAACGACCAAAAAGACCTCACGATGTTTTCGCGTGCCGTCTACTTTGTGTATAAATCCAAATGTCGCAGCAAGAAAAGCTTTTTGCCACAATTCGAGTTCAATCGGTTGCCCTGCCCATTTCCCTTTTGAGTGTTTGCAATAATTCTCGATAAACTCAATTGCATGATTGGCACGGCTTACACTGTACTCGTATTCAGAATCTTGGTCGTAAACATCTGCAGCAAGTTTTTTGTAAATCCGCCTTACCTTTAGGCTTACAACTTCCTCGCCGCTCTCAATCTTTGACCAGTATTCCAAAATTGGATTGTATGAAATTGGATATCGCTTCAACTTCATCGGCTATTCACAAAATCAATGAAGCCGTCGTCTTCCTCTTTGATTTCCTTTTGAGGTTTAGGGATATAATCACCCAACTGCTTCATGATTGATTGAAAGTTTTTGTTCATCTGAATGTATCGCCTCGCCTGTGGGCGTTCCCTTTCGTAAGGTACTTGATCCTCAGACTGACTGAATAATTCATCATACCCGTTTTCATCCAAGTCTTTCCGTATATCTTCTAAACGAACGCGAAGATCAGCAGCTTCAACAATCAAACCGTCTACAACTGCAAGCGCATCTTTCGGCATATCTTTGAAAATCCTTTTAAGTCTCGATATTTCTTTCTTTACTCTTTCTTCTTTTGTTAATTCTTTCTTTTTCGGCATGTATCACACCTCTCTTATCTTGTCAATGGGGTGGGGGGTCACGCGAAATGACCCGTGTATTTTTTGAAGGCCTCCTCTCGGTCTCCAGCGGGCTTGTTTTTTATTTCAGAATGGGGGGCATCCCTTTTAATTAGGTTTCCTTGCTCATCAAACATGACGCCTTCAACCGTTGGACTATTCCTTAAATAGTGTTCGTGCTGGTGACATGTCGCACACAGCAGTTCCAAATTCTCATGATTCAAAGTCACATCAGGATTGTTAATGTTGTATGGCGTCAAATACTCAATGTGATGCACAATGTTTCCTGGTTCTCTGCATCTCTCGCACAGACCTTGCTTTGTTTCAACGTAAGAAGCTCTACACCTTTTCCATGCGCTACTATTGTAGAAGCTCTTTGCAAATTCCTTAGCCAAGCCTATTCTTTCAGTACATCACGATTATAAATAATAGCTTTGGTCTCGGGCGCGTTTTCCTTATCCACGTATTTAATATCAATATGTGTCGGGATAATTGTCTCGGTATTTGTTAAGAAGGAAAAGTGCGCATGAACAATCCCTTCGATCTGTTCGCCCTTATAAAAGACGCGAGGCACAGCATCAATATGATCAATCTCGATCTGTAGCAATGACGCTTTATAATTGCCATCATTTTTCATTACTCCTCACCCTCCTTCATATTCTTTCTAAACTGCCCCCGCACTCAAGCCGTTAACCGCCGATTGTCCATCCTGAGACTTACCGGACGCAGTTTACAGAGAATATAAAAAAGCACCCCAAAGGATGCTCATAGTTGTTTTACTGCTACTATTCCATTTTGATCTGGTTGTAATGGTACTTCCATTCTCTCGCTAATATGTTTTAGTACATACGCCGTAGGCTTAAAAAGTGGATTATGTTTCTCGCCAAATAAAACATCCGTTGGCTCACTTTTCTTCAATTCATAGTGCCGCATAATTAGTTCTTGAATATCTTCGAATGAGTTCTTTTCGGGATAGCCAAACCATTCTAAAACACCTGCACTTGTTTCGCTTGTTAACGTTGTTCGCTCATCTAATTGTATTTTCCCAGCCAT